AAAGCCCTTTCAAATGTTCTCTTGGCAATCCCACGATGAACATAATTAGCTTCATCATCTGTAGATTGCTTAGAACGAATTTGTAGAACGGATTCTTTTAATTCGACTTCAAGGTCTTCTTCTGAAAGACCAGCAACGGCCATTTCAATGAAGTACTTGGTGTCTCCGTCTTTTCGGATGTTGTAGGGAGGAAACCCTTGATTGTTTGTAACATGTTGCGTGGAAGGTCCAAGCAACCGGTCAAACATTGAATCAAACCCTATTGAAAATCCTAGAGCTCTTTCGAAATCCCCAAAGTTCAAGGGATCGTGTGATGCGCGTAGTACCATAATGCCTCCTTATAAAGCGAGGTTAAAAAAATTCACCCCTCATACGCAGAGCGGGTGACAGTTACGAGGTTTCCACTATGGACAACCTCAATCACGCCATCCTTCACCTTTACATAGATGTTGGAGGCGATGTCGTAAAACAATCCAAATTAACTCAGTAAACGAATCTGCTGTATAAGTACCAGAGCCCTTTACCACTAACTTAAATTCTGTTTTCATTTCACCTTCTTCAATATAAAAGAAGGGGCACAAGCATCAAGCCAAAGCCCCTTCAGTTTTATTTCCATAATATAAATTTCACATACTTATATTATATCATGGTTTATTGATTTGTCAAGTATCTTTTAGCCTCTATTATAGATGCCCCAAAGAACCCAGACTGCAATTAAACCCATAAGACCTTCTCCGCCCAAAGACTTAACTAAGCCAAGAACATTTCCTACGATATCAAGACCAATAAAAGGAACTGATGCGGAACCCGGCCATAGAATTTGCAGAACCACACCAAGTGCGATTAAGGCAATTCCAGCTTCGGTAAGACTACGCATCCATCCTACTGCTTTATCTAACATTTGTACTCCGTTATTAAATTAATGTGACATTGGTAAGTAAAAAACTACGTACCAGTTGAACCAAAACCACCATCTCTATCTGTCTTTTGAGTAGGGGCTTCATCAGACTCATTCAATGTATATTTTTCACACCGAACCAGTTCTCCTTGGCATATTCTGTCTCCATTATAAATTCTCACGGGTACGTTACTGATGTTCGTAACCATTGCATAAATGGGATCGACATAATCGCTGTCAATAATCCCCTCACAATTTGCAAGATAAACTCCCTGTTTGAATGCCAGACCAGATCTCGAATGTAATCGAATAGAGAACCCTTTTGGAATATCTGCGATAAGTCCAGTAGGAATCAACATTCTTTCCATATTATTGAGCTGTATAAATGTATTACTTATATTTATATCAAAAGCAATCCGCCGTGGTACTGATTTAGTGGAGATTGCTTGATAATATTCTACTTCTCCACCTTCAGGTAAATTTGCATGGAGATCAAAACATGCAGATTCTTCTGTTGAAAAAGCTGGTATTTGTGCTGTATCGTTTAATTTGAAAAATTTTAATTTTTCTGGTAACATTGGTGATTTTGATAATGTAGTATTTTTATTATCACTCTTCTTTTCCACCTTCTTCGCTGTTGTGCTCATAATTTACTTTTTTGCTTCCAATATTATATTTTGCGGTTAGTGCCCATTCATCTTTTTCTTTATATGCAAGAATTTTTAATTGATTTAAGGGAACTACATTAGTAGTTGTTTGATCAGGGGTTACTAATGTAACAAGCCCCCATTCTGCCAATAGGTTTGCTATTGTGTTTCTTCTCGCTTGGTCATTCTCTGAATAGTTAGTAGGTTTACCATCAAGTGCAAACAATTCTTTAAAATGGACAATATAATATCGCCCCTGTTTATGTAATATATGACAAGATTGAAACAGCGTTTTGTCTTTTCTTGATGCAACCCCAATTCTCGTAAGTGTTTCTCTAATCTTTAAAAAGTCATCTGGTTCTGCTAGAGTACATTCAACCATCTCATCGATGAGTGCGTTCATTTGATTTCTCCATTCCACCTTCTGCAAGTTTACTTTTAATAACTTCGATGTTCTCACTAGTGAGAACTTCTAAAGCTTCTTTTGCTTTTTCATTACCGAAACCAAAATATGTTTTGACTAATTCTAGATTATCAATTTTGTCTGGCTTCAACCATTTAGACCAACGTTTTCTTGGTCTAATGTTATTTAGTAAATAATCGAATTGGAGTTTGTTATCAAGGAAGTGTAACCTATTCATTTCATTGACTTGTATAACCGTATCTTGAAAAAAACTCAATCCACGATTGATAAGGAACGGAATATAGTCCTTTTCGGTCATAGAATCACCATCTTTCATGATATTTTTATGCTCATTAATAGATTTTATAAATTCAAATGGGCCTACTTTATTTTTCATATTATCAAATTATCTAGCACAGTTTGTGTTATTTTCATATCAAAAATCATATGATACCTAGAAGTATCACCATTATTATATACAGAATGTGGTTTACGTTTGTCCATGTACCAATATTCACCCTGCTTCATGTAATATGTATTAGTTCCTCCCTGAAGGTCTTGTAGTTCAAAGTATGCTTCAGGATTTGATTGTAAACAATAGTGTATTCTTGCCGTTTTACCAATTTGTATTCCGGCATTCATTTTATCTATTCCTTTATCACTATGTCTTGTTATATTACCCCCCTTTGGAGAAACTTTGGCAACGGCCAACCATAAACAATCATCAAGAGAGGTTATTGAATTAATTATCTCCTCAATAATTGGAAACCGTTTAGTATATTCTTCATTTAATTCTCCCCTTTGTCCTTGTTTAGCTTTCTTTGTACCATACGTGACTATTAATGGTATAATCTCAATAGAAGTCCAAGTATGATCTTTTCCTCCGTATGATTTTTGATGGTCAGCTATTCCCCATCCATCTTCTACAAACTCATCGAGTTCAGATACAAAATCATCCAAACCGTTAATGTAAGGGTAATCCAACTTGCAGCAAGGGATGTCTTCATATTGTTTTAGTCCTGTTTGTTTTTGTTCTCCGGAATAATAGATACCTCTAACCTCTGCGGCAACAGCATCAATTCTTGAAGATATCCATGATGCATCAAATGCTTCAGCAATATCTTTGTCTGGTTTATGTTCCATATTAACATGAGTAAACCAAACATCACGTTCACCAAATGGTGACTTTCTCATTTCTGAAATCCAATCCTTCACATGATCATGATAACCTTCTTTATAGAAAAATCTATTAACACAAACATCACCTTTCTTGATGTGTCCAACTACGTTGTTAGAAAAATCTCGTACAGATCTATTAGTTTTAGATGTATCCCCTATTATACCATAGTTTTTATCATTGTCAACATATAAACTTCCATTGAGAGCATGATGGTTAATCTTCCCCCAATGGACTTTTGCGAATGGATTAATCTGGACTTCTCCATCATAATCTATGAATAACTGTGAAATATTTCGTGCTTCTTCTTTGTCCATGAAATATTTATGCTATGGTAATTCCAACCATTGTTGAATTAATAGATTATATTTTGTTTCCTCATATGCACGTATCAAATTTGATTTTCCACCAATATTTTCAGCTCCCATATTATGGGTATACTTTTTCCATTCTATATTTTCAAATATTTTTCTAACAAAAGGTTGATATGCTTTAATAAGAAAGTGGGTAGTAGTATTTTCTTCAATTTCATTTAGTTCACATACTCCAATTTTTCCCCAATACTTAAGGCCGAAGTCCCAATATTCATTCTTTTTAATTTGTTTTCTTACCGATACTCTTTTCTTTACATTATCACAAGTGAGAAATAAATCAAAATCTTCATGGACAGTTTTTGGTCTTTCTAGTATTCTAAGGTTAGGTTCATGATTTCCTCTTTTCCAGAGTTGTTGACAACATTTAACATGATGTGGTTTTCCATTAAGTAAAAAACTATCTTTAGGTAAGTGTTCACTATAAACACATGAAAAATTTACATCCAATTGTCTATGAAGTTTCCAACTAGAAGTCCATTTTAATGGTACGATAAAAGCAATATACTCACTAAACTTTGCTGCATGATTAAAAAACTTTACAGCCAAAGGATTTAAATATCCTCTACCAAAAGGTGGATTTCCAATCGTTAATATTTTCTTATAGTTTTTGTGAAATAAATTCTCTTCATCGTATGGTTCAAGACCAACAGGAAAATAATCAAAAAAATCCTGTTTAATAATACCATCACCTTCTGGAACCAAATCTATAGATACAGCATCCTCCGGTAAGCACTTTGATATATTACCACATCCAGCAGAAGGTTCAAGTATAATATCCATGTCATCAAATGATACATGTGATTTAATATTTTCAACAAACCTTTTAGAAATTTCTGGATGTGTATAAAATTTATCTAAATCCCTACTAATATTTTCTTCCTTCATTTAGTTGAATTTCCTTTTTGAACACACAAGATGGGGATATGTCCAGTAGTTTCAACGAATATGTCAGTAACCCACTCTTCATATCCTCTTCCTCTGTTATATTCGATTGTCCGTGTTCTCCCCCCGAATCCTTCTTCAGTCACATATTTTTTCTCAATACGAATACCATATATTTCTACCTTCATACCTTCTGTAATACCATGATAATTAGATTCTGTAATAACATAGTTAGTAGTAGAACAAGAACCTTTCTTCATAGCCTTTCTAGTTCCACACGAATATGAAGCAAATCGCTTTTTAAGACTTGAAAGAGACATACCAATTTTGACAATGTGGCCATCATATGCAATACAATATACCCATTCCGCGCCCTCATCTTCCCAATAAGGAGAATCTTTTAAATAATCAACCAGTTTACCTTCAAACTCTTCTCCATTAATAAACTCTCTATTTGAGTTAGGGAAAGATTCTTTTTCATTAAAAACACAATGTGCTACCAAATGCATTTTTTCAGTAAGAGCCTCTTCAAACTCTTCAGTAGTTATTTCTTCTTTATGATCAAACGTAAACCCGTTTGAATCAATGTATTTGGACATTTCAGGATAGATGTGTCCTGTATCTGCTGTTGGATAATTCATATTAAAACCCCCTTTTCCAAATTTTCCTTACTGATTTACCATTTACATAGATAGACATGGTTTCATACACATCAAAGATGGCACCCATGACTTTTTCCAATTCATCAACTGCACGAAGATGACCGGTTTTCACATCAATATTTTCCCATAGGGAATTCTCGTTGCGAATTTTAATCATTTTACGCATCAATTTGTTAGCTTCTTCTACAGTTTCAACGGATTTAACGACACGTTTTCGACCTGCTCTAAACTCAAACACGGTTCGTTTTCGGCTCATCGCTCCGGCCTTGTACGCTGTGTGAATACTCATAATGTTCTCTCATTTAAGTTATGGGATTATTCCCCTTCTTTATTGTTACAGGACCATTATAACACTACTGGGTCAGGAAGTCAAGTGTTTATACAAACTTTTTGCATTTATTTTTGTTCTCTCAAGAGTTTTCCGAAACGAACAAGCAGAACAATGTGGAGGAGCCACACCTTCCATAGTGGTGCTCCTTCCAAATCAATTTCTATTGTCTCTTCACCTATTGTAATTTCTTTAATCATTGATATCCATCTTTATCGAACTTCACGTAACTGATGTTTTCACCTCTCAGGAGTCTCTGTTCCTTTCCGAAATACTCCTTGATGGACATATCCTTTGGGATGAGTTCACTAAGGGGTATTGAGTTCTTTTCATAGTAAACATCTAAATCAATATGTCTAGTATCAGATTCATATTCTTCATAGGAATTATGATAATTTTTTCGTAGATGTTCTTTGAAATTATCAGAGGTTACGGATTCGTTTATCTCTATCTGCACTTTTTCATAATCATTCATAATCATTTCTCGTTTGGGAAAAGTCTAATAGAAAATTGGGTACATCCCCATCTCTTTTTAAACTACACTTATATTTTAAGCTATTCCGGGCTGAAAGTCAAGTGTTTATAGAATTATTATTTTAAAATAATATCAGTATGTTATAGGTCAAAAACAGGAAATTTACAAAAATAAAAAATATTTACAAGTACGTTTTTAATTATGTAACAATAACAATAAGATACCAAGTTAACATAATATTAAAAATGTAACTTAAAAAGTAAAAAGGTAGAGGTCTAAGGGCCAGAACCCCTATCTGGGACCCCCACCTTATTGTGCTAAAAAACTCTCTAAAGGATTTCTTTGTTCATAATGTGACAAATACGATTCTTTAATTCGTTCTTTGTGATTCTTGAGGTAGATGGTATGACAACCATCTTGGAAGGTTTTTTTGGGTCTAAACAAAAGTTCATTTGAAATCTTTCCGGCAAATGCTTTTCTCAACATCGGTTTCCACATCGGGCCGTCTTCTTTATATTTTGGTGGAATCCTCAAACAAAACTCGACCAAATCTTTGTGAAGAAATGGTGTCCTTAACTCAACAGTTCCACCATACATCATTGCTTTATTGGTACGTATTAAATTGTTTTTGTGGAGATTTACTACCAGCTTATAACGTTCTTTGATGTAGTCTTTGTCCTTATAGTTCCATGCAAATACATGACCATAAGATGCAAACAATTCATCGCTCCCCTCTCCACCAAAAACAACTTTGAATCCTTCATCACGAATTCGTTTGGAAAGTGCTAATTGGGCAACCGCCGGAGAAACTTGTGTCCACGTATAATCTTCGACTGCATAGACCGCCTCACTCATATTGTCATTGACCCATTCCTCATCAATAATTACTTCATGAAGTGGAACACCTATTTCTTTACTTGCCATTCGGGCATAATACAAATCATCTTTCTTACCAGTATCACCGACACTCACTACAAAAGCCTGTAGGTCTGGAATTTGTTGTTTAAGTAGATAAGTAACGATAGTTGAATCTACACCGCCAGACAAAATTGTACACACCGGCACATCTGAAATTAATTCATTGTGTACACCCTCAGTCAACAAATCTCTAATACCATCGATTACTTCTTCTTCTTTCATGTCTTCAATATCTGTCATAGCAGGAAACTCGTAAAATTTTGTTTTCACTAGTTCCCCTGTCACATAATCAAATTCATAGTAACAGCCAGGATCTACTAATACAACATCGGAGGCATTGATATTCAAGGATTTTGTAATTGTTTTTAATTCACTTGCAACTACAATTTGTTTTCCCTTCTTAAAAAAATATAAAGGAATTCTCCCTATGAAATCTCTAGCAAAAGTTAGTTTCTTTTTTTCTTCATCCAAGACTGCAAATCCAAACATACCATCAAGATTTTTGATACAATCTTCTTGGTCTAAATGAAACATGTTCAATAACAATTCTGTATCACTTCCTGTATGTAAATCAAATTTAGATTTATGACTATCCATACTTCGCCACAGTTCACCATTATAGACTAAAATATATGGCCATTTGAACATAGGTTGCTGTGATTCTTCAGTCAAACCCTGAATAGAAAGTCTGTTGTGTCCTAACCAAGTATCAGTTTCAATACTGTAGTTAATTCCTTTACTATCTGTACCACGATGATCTATAAGCTTTAAGGCATCGGTAAATTGTTTTTCAGATGTAAAAATATTCCCTATTACAAATCCACACATTATTTTTTCCTAAAAAGAAACACGGGCTCATATTTAAAACTATCGGATTTTATATTCTTGCCAGGCATTTTTGATAAGGTAAGTTGAAACGTTTCCATATATTCAAATTCTTCAGATAGAACTATATTTGCACATTCACCTTCTAAATTATCAAATGAACTAACATTAGCTATATTGATTGCCAAATAGCGTCTTGGTTTTAAGCCATATGCGCAGTTTTGTACTGTCTTACGTAAAAATCCCTCTAACCAATCTGCTTTATTAGGAAACTTTTTATAACTCTGGGTATCCTCATCAGAATATTTTTCTGTATCAAAGTATGGTGGTGAAGTGAAACATAAATCTAAAGATTCTTTTTCGGGGACATAATCTTCACTTCCACTTTGAACTATTTCTAAACGTTGAGTAGTTCCAAAAAGATTTGATTGATTGCCCCAATCCTTTGCAATTTGATTCAATCCATTAAATGTTTCTTTTGATGGTTCAGTAGCAATATAATTTATATGTGTTTTTATTGCACCTAACAATCTTCCACCATAACCTCCGGACATATCCCATGTAGTACCACCATCAGGTAAAAACTTTTCATATATTGCTTGTGCGGCAGTTGGTCTAAAATTACTAACTCCTTGAGAGCCAGACATAACTTTCAAAACTTTTCTTAAACCAGAGGGCGAGTCTACATGGCCAAGTTGTTTCATTTTCGTTTCGATTCTCCCCTTATCATTGAAAAAAGTTTGTAGAGGAGTATTCATGTTACCACATTTAACATCAAAAGCATGAGGCATATAAGACCACAACAAAGCAAGACCGTGCATTGTTTGTTTTATTGTTTTACCATCCCACAAATTTCCTTGATACTGAATAAATTTTTTGAATTCTTCTCTTCTCCAAACATTATCAGTAGGATAATATGGGAACTCTTCAGTCTCCAAACAACGCATTTGATTTTCTTTCCAAAACTACTCTACTATTTCTAACAGGTGGCTCATACTTAGGATCATTCCTCAACAACCAATGAATTTCACCAAACACCATACTAAAGTATCGTTCATCATATTGTGTAATACCATATGCTTCCCACGCCTTATGTCCATGATACGTTACTTTTTTCGTTGCTACTAGCTCATCTCTTCCTTTAGGATCTAACATATCCATTTGAGCATTTGTTATTCTACCATCATTCACAGCTTCAAGTAACGCCTCATTATCTATACAAGCAGGTCTTGATATAGAAATAATATTTCCACTAAATTTTTCTAACAATGCTTTATCCAAAATTGGTGTATCTGTAGGTGATGAAGCAACAATTATTGTATCAAAACTCTCCATATATGGATAAATTGTATTGTAATCGGTTATGGAATTCACTTCTGTTACATTATAATCAAAGGTATTAATAGCTTTACCAATTTTACCTGCTCCTAATAATAAAACGTTTGTACCTTTTTTCCATCGATCAATCCATTTTGCTACATTGAATGTATCTGGGTCTAGACAAACAACCCCTACTCTACGTTTCTCTGCTAATTCTAAATTGATATTATCCGATCCATGTGCTCTACATTGAATCCATTTTAGATTTGGATATGCATCAAATGTTTTTTGTCCTATCTTGGAAAACTTTACACTCAGTACTTCTGTTTCAAGATCACGTTCAATTTCATCTTGAGAACCCATGATTTTATAATCTTCCCATTCAAGTTTATTATCTCTTATTTCATCCCACTCTTTAAAGTATGGTTCATAATGAAATAAATCATTCATGTCTTTCTTGTCTTTTAATACAACCTTGCTCACCAGTTACCTCCTAGATTCCAAAATAAAATTTCACCTTCAAATTTTTGTATATTTTTTTCTAACCAATACCACGCCTTCTTATCCCAAAATTCATTACAAGGAAATGGTGTTTCATACGATTCCATCATATCATCGAACTCAAATTCACTCTTGACTATTTCAATTTGTTCTGATGGTTGTATTTGATGCTTGAGAAATTTCTTTTTAATTGTGTCTTCACCAGATACATTTACTGTATGAAATGTTCTTGTGTTTCTTGGATCAAGCAAGGACGCCCATGGCTCATGTTCTAACATCAAACCTAAACAAGTAACACCAGAACCAGAAGAAACGACTAAATGATCAAAGTCTAATTCCTTCTTAACTTCTCTTAATCTTTGTCTTTGCGTTGCTATATAGGCATCGTGATCAAACGCATACGGAAGTCTAATGTAATTCTTTTCCCTTGCTATCTGACCAACTTTGTTGTACATTACATTCATCATATTAGGTTTAATAGGAAGAACGTTTTCAGATTTTTCTAGGATATGTTGTGGGAATTTTTTGGAATCAGGATAGGCCATAATAAATTCATAATCTAATTCTTTTGACACTTCAGCGAGTGCCCATCCAGACCACGAACCATAAACAGAAAGATGTATTAAAGGCTTTGATGGTTTTATAGTAGTCAGTACATTCTTGAGAGCAGTCAATTTACCCCACGGCGGATGTACTGTACCATCGCCCATTAAGTCATCACGTTTTACATGAACTTGTTTACCTTCTACAGTATAAGTTTCAATTGGTGTAATTTCATTAATCAAAGAACCCCGCTAATGACGCGTTACTAGTAGTAGTAGCTTGTTGTAACTGTCGTGTTCCGTTTTTCATGAAAAATCCATCTCTTGTACGTAGTCTTTCTTGCATTTCTTCGTATACTTCAGGATTATTTCTGAGTCGGAAAATTTCCAAACCTCTTTCTGATTGACCAGATTCAATAGTTTCTATAGTATGGCAATTCATACACAAAATCTTACACTTTCTAATCTCTTGAAATAATTCTCTTATGTATTGTCTATTTTTTTCTTTTTTAACATGAGCAATTCTTTTAACCAATCCATTCATTCCTGATCCACCCTTTCCCTGACCTACGCAATAATGATTCTTTTCTAAAGGATTTATATGATCAAAAACTAATGCATAACCATTCTCATTATATCCACATATTTCACAACCTTTCGCACACTTGTATTTGTGAAGCCAATGAATTCTTCTGTCTTTTGTTCTTTTTCTTCTTGCGTTATTCTGAGGAGTACTCATTCGAAAAACCCATCTAATGTAGTTTTTTCTTTAGATGTTTCTGAGAACTTTTTCTTTTTGATTGGTTCTTGAACCACGGCCGGTCCCATACCCCCCAAAGTAGAATCTTTAAAAGGAGCAAATAAATCAACATCTTCTCCGCCAGGTTTTTGAAAACACCAAACAGATTCGACAAACCACTTTGCTTGCCATTCATCGTATTTTGCTTTTCTTTCTTCATGTGTATCTCCCTCAAAAGATTTTATGCTTTTCGGGCGAGCCATAATTCTCATTCCAATTTGCCCTTTGAAATATTCTTTAAGATCATTTACTAAATCATCACAAGACTTATGGCGTTTACCTTTGACTTTCGGGTCCATAATATTAACCATTAACCATCCGCCTGGACTTAATTTATCAAATGCTTTTTTCATTACAGGAAGATAGAATCCATCTCTCCACTCTTCATAAGAATTATATCTACTCCATGATTGATCACCTTCAAACTTACTACCCTCTGCATATCGTTCAGTAGCAAAGTATGGTGGAGAACTAAACATGATATCAATGTCATTAGGAATTTCATCCCACGGCAAGTCTTCAGCAGGCGATCTATAAATTTTTACTTTCTTTTTTCCTTCAACTGAAAACCAATTCTCACCAAATTCTGATTTAGGTTTTTCTTCTCCTAACCAATTTTCATACTGAACTGCCATCTTGTGATAATTTTCATGGAGATCACCATTCGGGTCCATTCCATAATATTCATCGGCATTAGAAGCAAAAAATCCTGTCATACGATCACCCCAACCTGAACTTGTATCGAGTACTTTTTTAGATTTAGTAAAATCATAAAAAGCTTTAGCTACTGATGGTTTGAATTGTGTCGCAAAATATGCTCCAACTCGAACACCTTCAATGTACAAATTATTCTTGAGAGGCATTCCACAATCTGGATGAAGTCTCCATATCGGTGAAAGTATTTGTTTTAAATCTGTTTGATCATTCCACATTGTAATTGGACTTGGTGAACGATCATAACTACATTTCATTCGTTCACGATTCATGAACGCATCAGAAATGGTATTAAAAATTGCACTAAAATTTAAAATTCCTATTCCCCATTCTGGAAAATTGCCAACATAGTCATCATATTTTTCATGGACTGTTTTACACTTTTCTTTTGGGAAAATATTATCTTTTAGATTGAGATTGCACAATTTATAAAAGCTTTGTCTAACTTCGTGCATATCAAATTCCCTGAATGGAAATTTGGGGTGGTGTTTTTCAAAGAAATGAATCAAAGTATCGATCATGACTTTCGCCCGTTTGGACATGGGCAAAGAAGTATCTGTATCGACATACTTCGTATTTAAGTTTTGCCAAGTAAATAAATCGAATACTGGCAACCCATATTCATTTACATTATCTTCATAAATTTTTAATAATTCTTCGTTCATTTGAATTCGCAATCTACCATCATCTCTGTGAGACAGGCGACTAGGTTAATTTCTTGGTCTGCGACAAACGCAGACTTGTATTGATATTCCGCAATAATAAGAACAGCTTGGGGGATTGAAGTATCCTTGAGATGTTCATGTATTCCATCATAAATCTTTCGAAAAATCCTTACCGGATCATTATCGACATTTTGAGTAACCCATTTACGTACTTCAGAAAAATGTTTTTCTTTTAATGCCCTCATCAATTCAAGAAGATTGATTTCACCAATCTGTGCCAAGATACCGGCATCGATAATTCCACCTGCTGCATATCTTTGAAGTTCGTTTATTACTCTCCTCATATCTGGAAAGTGTTTCAAAACTAATTCAACAAGAACCTTTTCATCAAACTTGATTCCCTTCTCTGTCAAAATTTCTTTGACTCTTACTAAACATTCTTGACCAAGTTTCGGTTTCTCTGCTCTTGGAATTACAAATTCTATTACAGAGCAACGTGAATGGATAGGATCAATGATCCGATTACGAAAATTACAAGTAAAGATAAAACTAACATTACTGCTAAATTTTTCAATGAACCCCCTTAGTGCTGGTTGAACCGATTCAGCATTCATGTAATCTGCCTCATCGACTATGACAACTTTTCTTCCACCAGTCATTGAGACTGAACTACAATATTGCTGTAGAAGTGTTCTAACTGTATCTATATTTCTTCCCTCATTTGAACCATTTATCATTAAATAATCCAAACCTATTTCATCACACATAGCACGAGCTATTGTGGTCTTACCTACACCGGCTCCACCAGACAAAAGTAAATTAGGAATTTTACCATCATTAACAAAACCTTGAAAGACTTCTTTGGTTGGTTCTAATAGAACGCAGTCCGCCACTCTTTTAGGGCGAAACTCTTCTACCCATAAAAAGTTTTCCATGATTATCCGTTATAGTTTGAATTTTGTTCTGTTGCGATCCAATATTGTAATTTGGAATGTTCGTGTGCGAAATGTGCAATCCCTTTGGATGAAATTCCAACTTGGTATCCACCACTCAAAAGTTTCATGTTCTCAATTTTGAAAACCATTTGAAAATCTAATGTAGTAGTTCCAACTTCTCTTCGAAATTCATCAGAAGAATTATTATTGGTATCAGTAGCTACCAAAAATATTTTACTTTCATCACCATGTACAACTAATTCTGGTAACGATAAAACTTGTGCCGCCTTCAGACAAGAATCGTATGCGTCTTTCGACATTTTGAAATTGATTTCCGGTTCAGGAAAATCAAGTTTTTTCTCTGGAGGTAAGACTAACATGGCTGGATCTCCATAAACATAATCTAGTTCATATTCGTTACTACGAATATTCAATTTATTTTCACCAACATTTAATTCAGGAGACTTTTCAAAAAGACTAAGTGCACCTAACAATTTGTTGAGATCATAGATAGCAAATGTGCTAGGAATGTCTTCACTAATTTCTGCACTTGTTAGAATATTTTTTTGGGGGGAAATTGTTGATAGTGAATTGCCCTGTTTGAATTGTATGTTTTGATTTATTGTTGCGTAGTTTTTGAGTATCGCGAGTGTTTCTGCTGTTAATTTCATCGTATTCCTTGTATGATTTGTATTAATTGTATATCTTATTATATCATGTATTGTT